TCGGAGAGATGCCAGAGGAGACCAAGGTCGGCCAGGCTGCCCAGTTCGAGGACTACAAGAACTGGTGTAAGGCATTAGACCATCAGCCTTCGGAGAAGGAGATTGCGGATGCATACCCTCACCTTTGGTGCAGGTACAGGAGGAGTGTCACAGACATGGCGAGGATGTTCGCGCCCCAGCCTAACATTCAGAGTGGAGATCTACGAGGATGGCAGCTCGAGTTGAAGGAGAAACTAGATGGTGAGCCCAACGATCGCACCATCATCTTCTGTATTGACAAAGAAGGACAGAAGGGGAAGTCTTTCTTCTGTCGCTGGATGATTAGCAAGTATCCTGATAAGGTGCAGGTGCTTGGACCTGCCAAACGCGATGACCTAGCTCATGTTGTTGATGTCGAACGCTCTATCTTTCTAATGAATGTACCTAGAGGAAGTATGGAGCATCTCAACTATGGATTTCTTGAATCTCTAAAGGATAGGATGATCCTCTCTCCTAAGTATGAGAGCACTATGAAGTTCATGAAGCATCAGCCTCACATTGTGGTCTTCTGCAATGAAGACCCAGACGAAACGAAGATGACTGAAGACAGGTATGACTTCTTTAACTTTAACACCAATAACTAAACCATTAAGACCTCCAACGCCCCTCCCTAGTGTGCAACATGCGATAGACTGGATCAGTATCATAACGACGCCCTGCGAACCACTGTGCAGTAGACTGACCAGCAGTGGCACCAGGGTTATATTCAAACTGATTCACCATAACATAACTCCCCTCCTCTTCATCCATCACCCTATACGTCTTGAAGGTGCGTGTGCCCCTGAGCCCTGACTCTAGAAGCCTAGAAATGAGCCTCCAACAAAAGTCCCACTTCCACTGAGACAAGGCATAAGAAGCCTGTAACAGACGACGGATACTCCCACTGTCCACACCATTGTAGTAAAGATATACAATGATAGTTTCAAGGTCGTCGTACGATGGTCCAAGCTTGACGAAGAAGAGCCTGCGATTCCACCAGTTCTGTGGCCAGATGTCAAGTTGCTCTGCAACGTTTCGCCTGATGGTTGCGATTGCATTGCGATTGCGCCACCTTTTGCGAGCAGTCTCTCTTACCCAGTTGACGAACTGGGGATCCCTTAGTGCAGCTTCCATTAGTCGTCGAAGCGAAGACGGCACTTGCCTGAGAACTCGCAGTGTCCTCCAGAGGACAGAACCAAGAAGTTAATGTTGTTTGAACGGATCTCTCCAATGGCACCAGTGGTGGAGGAATACTCAATGGGGAGATTGACCTTGAGGTGGATCTGGGTGTCAACTGCGTCTTCACCGTAACTGGTTGTTGCTGCCCTTGAGACAAGAGTGTGCGTCTTGTCTGAAAGAATGCGGAAGCGTTCTTTGTTTGCAAGGTTGTTGAATGACTGGTAGTTTGCAGTCTCGAGGATGTCGGTGACTGCTGCAGCGGTTCCGTTGCACTGCTTGTCGTGATAGAGGATGACCCTGAGGGTGTCGTGCGTTGCAGTTGGGATGGTTCCACTATCGAGGAAGGCGGTGTACCTGACGCCGATATACTTGAGGGTGGCTTTGCGTCCAATCCGCTGACTCTCCCCAGTGCCTTGAGCAATGGCATGGAGAGTCCCAGTACTAGGCACTAATTCACCAGTACTAGATACGCTACCAGCAGATAGATCAACGTCGTGAAACTTCAACTCTCCTTTACCAGGAGTGTACCGTCTGTAGTTACCTGTAGTCCTTGTGACACCTGGAATGGGTGCGCGTCTGTATGGATTTACTATACGACGCCTCTGTGCCATGGGCATTAAATAAGCACCCTTGCGCTTGCGATAAGGGTATACCATTATACAGCGATGTATACGTGCATTAGTCTTGCCACGATAGCAAACCCGTGAATTGTGAGAGAAAAAGGATAAACGTTGGAGGCATGTTTTGGAGGGGCCGCGCGCGGCCCCAGGACGGGGGGTATAGTATTACCCCCCCGTCCCCGGGTCCGGGGCCAAAGCTCATTTCTACTAACGCACCTTCCCAGACCATGCCCGCAGGTGCAAAACGCTGGGTGTACACCCTCAACAACTACACCGAAGACGAGGAGCAGTATGTCTTCGGAGACCTTTGGGACAAGCATGGCCCAGATGGTGACAAGAGGTTGATTTATCACACCTCTGGACGAGAGACTGGCGAGTCCAACACCCCCCACTTCCAGGGCTTCCTTATCTTTGATAAGAGGACGAATCTAGCTTGGTTGAAGAACAATGTCAATGCCAGAGCACACTATGAGATCGCGCGAGGTACCAATACACAGGCTCGCGATTACAGTCAGAAGGATGATGACTATGAGGAGTTCGGAGAGATGCCAGAGGAGACCAAGGTCGGCCAGGCTGCCCAGTTCGAGGACTACAAGAACTGGTGTAAGGCATTAGACCATCAGCCTTCGGAGAAGG